CCAAATGATACGATGCTCGCCATCGGTTACGACCGGGACAAGGGGAGCGGCTCTCCTTCGCCTCATTGGACTTATCGCTCGATGTTTTCGGTCCTTCCTCTCGCGGTCCCTCGATGGCTCGCCGGGGTCGACACGGTCGCCGGGGTCCTCGTCTATATCTTCCGATCGACGGCAGACGCGACATTGACGGGAGTCTCGATCCAGGTCGAGGCCGGGGCTCTCAATGAGTCCTTCAATCCTGCCGACACTTGGACGAATCTTGAGCACAAGTTTAACTCACATGTCGACTGGACGGGAGGGACGAATATCACCGTCTCCCGGTCCGGTTGGTATCGGATCCCTCTCAGGGTCTCCCTCGTCGCGAATGCAGTCGCGAACGGGATCGCTCTTCGGGTCGACTCCGACTCGGACGGCTCCGTCTTCATCGCGACGGGAGATCTCGCTCCAGTCCTCCGGAGATATTACCGCCTGTCGGATCCGACCGAGTCCGCGGTCGACATGGACCTCCGTCCGACTCTGTCTCCGGGGATCCTCGCGGAGCTCGCTCGGAATGATACGGCATACCGAGCGGACCTCGCTCTCACTCTCTACAAGAAGGACGGCTCCGCGGATATCGACCTCTCCTCGATCCTCCCGATCAAGGAGCTCTCCGACTGGTATTCCTCGAAGTTTCCCTTTCCGGCGACTTGGAACCTCGCGGACGAGTCTCCGGGCGGATTGACTCTCCTGGACGACGGGACGGTCGATCCCGACGACCTCGCCGGGAAGGAGCTCGTCCTCGACTTCCGGCTCATCTCGCCTCTCGGAGTAACGACCTCCATCCTCAAGCAGAGGTTCGCGATCCTCCGAGCCTGGAGGACGATCCTCGGGACGCTCGACCTCAAGACCGAAGCTCAGTCGACGCGGCTCGCGGAGGCGGGGCTCTTTCAATTCGACGCTCTCGAACCTCCGACCTATCTCTCGTATTCGGGCGAGATCGGGATAAAGATCCTCGCGGACCTCCTTCTCAATACTTCTCAGGCGACACTCATCGACGACGGAGGCGGAGCTCTCTATCCGGTCGAATGGTATCCTCTCGACTGGAAATACTTGATCGAGCGATTCGCCGGAGTTTGGCCCGCTCTCTCCTTCTCTGCCGCGGATGCTCAGTCGAGGAGCTCGGTCTCCTCGATGTTTTCCGAGATCGGGCTCCTCCTCGGGCTCTTCGTCGGCTGGATCGGAGATCGGATCGTCGTCTTCCATCCCGCGGTATATCGTCCCTCTGCTCGGAATTGGATCATCAACCTCGACGAAGAAGCAGAGGCGGGAGCGGCGAAGCTCGCGACGATCGATCCTCAATACTTCGGGGTCTCGACGACCTCCCTCGAAGACGAAGGCGAGATCGTCGTCTCCGGAGCTTGTCCTCTATCGTCGATCGGGCGAATCTCGAAGAACGCGATCGAGATCCCGGTCGATAACTTCGATGACGACTTCCTCCCGACAGCGGCGATCGGGCTCTTGACTCAATTGGCCTTTCGGGGATGTCAGACATACGAGCGGCTCGACTGGAAGACGGATCAACGAGCTCTCGCCTTCGGGGTCGGGGATCGGCTCATCGTTACCTCCGAGAAGCTCGGGCTCTCCTCCTCGGTCTTTCTCCTCCAGGAGATCAAGGGGAATCCGACCGACGCGAATCCGACCGTCATCGCCCTCCGGTTCCCTTCATGGAAGGGCTCCGCCTCCCTCTTCACGGAGGACAAGCTCTTCGGACTCTGGAGATGGATCGACGAGGCGGGAGCCTTCTCGGGGGAGAATATGGCATGGAATCCCGGCGGGACGGCGAGCGCCTTCCTCCTCGCTCCGGGATCCGCGACAACCTTCCGGCGGATCGGATGGGAGGCTCCTTTCGTCGTCCGGCTCCAAGACAACGAATATCCGCTCGTAACGAACGAGATCAAGAGTGTCGGGGCTTCCTCCGGGATCGTCGAGACGATCGAGGTCCAGATCGCGACGAAGGATTATCCATACAACCTATACCCCGAGAGCAGCCCGAAGCAAAAAGATTGGTGGGTCTGGAGATGGGATGCTCCGACCGGGAAAGCCTCGATCGCTCTCTTCATCCGTCGGGGTCCGTGGGGAACCGGGAAGGCTCCGAGCGCGGCGGAGTCGCGGTATATGGTCGGATACACGGCGGACCGGGACGCGAATCCGCTCTCCTGGACATGGACTCTTGAGGCTCCTCGGGGAGTCGGCTCGGGGAATGTCACCGGCTCGGCTCTCGCGAGACCGATCGACTCTGTCGCGGTCTCGATCTCCGACGACGAGGTCCGGCTCTATCTCAATGGACGACTCGTCGATTCTGCCGCTCAGTCGAGACCGTCCGCGAAGTATTTCAACCTCCGGGGATCCGGATCCGAGAGGATCGGCTTCGGGGTCTGTCGTTGGTTCCGGAGCGAGGACTTCCTCGCGACAGAGGAGCTCTTGAGCGAGAACGGGATTGACCCGTTATACCCATGACCGAAAGCGAGGAGGGTCGACAATGGTCGACATATCGAGAGAAGAGATGATCGCGAGGATCGCGGAGCAGGAGAAGAGCGAGGTCGAGACACTCCGGAAGGAGAGGGATTCTCTCCAGGCTCGATACGAGGAGGCGGAGCTCGCGATCGAGGCTCTCCGGAAGGATCTCGCGGAGGCGATCCAGGAGGCGGAGGAGCTCCGGGACGAGCTCGCGAAGAAGGTCAAGAAGGTCCAGGAGGACAAGCCGGAGGATCCGGAAACTCCTCCGAAAGCTCCGATCGTCAAGAAGGCCCCTCAGAGCCCCAAGAAGAGCACGAAGGTCAAGAAGGCATAGAGAGGTCTCCAGAAGACGAAAGCCTCGCCTCGGGCTCGGGGAGCTCATCGGGAGGCGAAAGAAGGCGGCATTATGGGAATGGCTCGATCCGGCGGAAGATGGAGCGAGATTACTCTCCATCATTCCGGGAGCGATGATCCCGATAGAAGCGACGGCAGGAGCGACACTCCTCGCGGGATAACTCTCGACGAGCTCCGGCATGAGCATGTCTCGGTCAACGGCTGGAGCGATATCGGGTATCACTTCCTCATATCGAACGGGTACAACCTCGACGGGGATCCGACCGACGAGGCTCCCGACGGGGCGATCCTCGAAGGGAGATCTCTCGACTTCGTCGGAGCTCATGTCCGGGACCGGAACCGCGGCAGAATCGGAGTATGCCTCGCCGGAAACTTCGAGGACATGTATCCGACGAAGAGGCAACTCGCGAGCCTCCTCCGACTGCTCAAGGACCTCCGGGAGCGGTTCGGGGATCTCCCGCTCCGCCCTCATTGTGCGGTAAACATCCGTCCGACTGCATGTCCAGGGCGGAACCTCCTCGCGATCATGTTCGAGAGGGAGCTCTTCGCTCCGGATGTCGAGATCTCATGAAACTCAAGAAGGCCGGGATCCTCCTTCTCCTTCTGCTTCTCCTCGTCTCGCTCGGGTATCTCTTGACTCGGTTCGAGACATGCCCCATTATCCGGGCGGGGGAAGCACTCCGGATACTCCTTCCCTCGATGAGCGCCCTCTCATCGACCGAGAAGCCTTCCGTCGAAGCGATCGAGAAGATCCTCCAGGCGGAAGGCTTCCTCGTTATCCCTCCTCATGCGGATCCCGATACTCTTCCTCATGCGGATCCCGATACTCTTCCTCTCTCCTTGACTGTCATCGATACCGGGGAGGACCTCTCCTCGGTCCTCGTCATCGATGGCGAGGTCGTCGAATGGACATCGGTCGAGGTCCTCCGGATCCCTCGTCCGTGGGATCGCTGGAGCATCGCCTTCCGAGTCGCTCCATTCTCCGAGGACCTCGCGAGGGTCGGAGGGTCGTTCCGCTTCTGGACTCCTTCGAGGAGGATCGGGATCCAGGCGATCGGAGACTTCCCGACGGCGGGACCGGACATCCTGTCCCGAGGAGAGCTCGGGCTCGGGATCTCGTATCGAGTGACGACTTCTCTCCAGGCGGAGGCCGGAGGAATGCTTCTCTCCCGAGACGGATTCGGGCTTTCGCTGGAATCCTGTCGGGCGGGAGTCTCCTTCCGACTGTAACCGTCCGGGAGGATCCTTGAGAGGGGAGGGGAAAGTCCCTCCCCTTTTCTTGGCCCCTCAGAAGCCCCAGGATCGACGATCGTCCTCCGGGGTATTAGGAGTCACGGGACAGGGCGAAAACCCGAAACGATACGCAAACCCGCACGGCGAGAGACTTTCCCCGAGCGATATTCTCCGGCTTCGAGAGCTCCCTCCTCCTTCCGGAGGACTTTCGCGAAAACTCATCAAAACCCGATCCGAGGCGCTCCGGGCTCCATGCGCGAAGACCCTCTCGGGCTCCCCTCTTTCCGTCTCTATCACGGGGCCTTGACGGGGCTTTGACGATAGGTTATAGACCCTATGTCCGGAACGGACGGAGCTCTTTGACATCGACACGGGGGAAGGAGGAGTCCCGCTCGATCCGGCGGAACGAATGAACCGGACACACCAGAAGGACGAAAGAGCCTTCCGGGTCCTCAGTACCCCGACAGGAGCCAACGGGCGAGGGACGGTCCCTCGACGAGCTCGGACATGCAGAGAGGGGAGAGGTCGGAAGACCTCTCTCTAATGCGGGCGGGGCGAATGCCTCGCGAGGTCTCAATCCCTCACTCGAAGGAGCAACGAGCAATGAAAAAGACCTCGAAAACCACCGAAAAGTACACAGTCACCAATGTCTACGGGATCAGCGGCGAGAGCAATCACCGGACCCCCGAAGCCGCGCTCAAGGCGGCGAGCAAGCGCGAGGGCGAGGGCTGGATCGTAGTGGATCAGGATGGCAACCAGTGGGGCAGCAACGGCCCGGATGCCGTCATCGTCGCACGCAAGGAGGCAGGATGAAGCGGTTCGCGGCATGGATCAAGGAGAAGAGGGAGAAGGCGACGACGAGGCGACTCGAACGGAAGTATCTCCGAGCTCTCCGAAAGGCGGAGAAGGCTCAGGAGGTCGTCAACATGATCCGGCGAGGGCTGGAGGCGAGAGGGCTCTCCCGGACGGAGAGGCGGGCCTTCTGGAGACGCTTCGTCGCGATTCAGGCGAAGAAATAGGAGAGGGCGGTTATCGATGGAAGACATACTCGAAGTCGAGGAGGGTCCTCGCGGTTGCGGATATCGGAAGCCGGGAGGACTCTATCTCCGGACGGATCCTGTCGCGGTCCGCGGTTGCGGGAAGCTCCCGCTCCCGCTCTCGGTCTGTCCATGTTGCGGAGAGGGCTTCCCTCCTTCGAGGGCTCCTCGCTGGATCGATCCCGGAAAGCTCTTCGCCGGGGTCGAATGCCGGAAGGCATACGAGGACGAGCTCGACGGATGCTCCATCTATCGAGAGGGCTTCGGGGTCTCCTGTCCTCTCGACCTCCCGGACGAGCTCGGACGAGCTCTCCTCGTCTGGATCGGGGAACGCTTTTATCCGACTCCGGAGTCCTTCCTCTCGGAGATCTCCAGGCTCGGGCTCTCCCGGAGGATAGCTTCGTTTCCGAAGGGCTTCGAGGTCGGGAAGACCTTCCTCCTCTTCGCTCATCGGCGGACGGCGGTCCTCGATCTCTTCTCGGATCCCGAAGCAGTCCCGGCGGAGGGTCCCGCGATCTTCTCGCTCCTCCGTCCGACGAGAGTCGAGTATGTCGTCAAGGACGGAGACGGACCGAGGAAGCTCGCGAGGATCCGGAAGTCGGGGATCCTCCCGATCAAGGTCCGGAGGGTCGACGAGCACGGGCTCCCGATCTAGGAGAGAGGGCGAACAACATCAACGAAGGAGATATCCGAATGCCGGACACGGAAGAGAGAGGGCTCGTCGTCGTCGACGAGACGACGAAGCGAGAGATCGACGACAAGCAGAGGATCGCGATCCTCCGAGCCTGGAGGACGATCCTCGGGACGCTCGACCTCTTCTCCTCATGGGCGATGTCGATCGAGGTCCATAACGCGGAGGAGATGGCCGCGGTCCTCGATGTCATCCGGGAGGCGAAGCGGCAGAGGCGAGCGATCGACGAGATCTTCGATGCTTCGATAAAGTCCGCCTTCGACGGGAAGGCCCCTCAGAAGCCCCAGGAACGAAGTACACTCAAGAAGGCATATCGGGACGGACGAGGCGGAGATCGTTCCGCCTCGCCTGTCGGAAGGCGGGAAGAATGGCGAAAGTCCGAAAGAGCAACGAACCGAAGAAGGAGGCGCTCGTCCGGCTCGAAGGTCGGGTCTCTGCCGAAGAGAAGACCTTCCTCGAAGCTCTCGGGGAGGCGGAGCACTACGGGAACCGGAACGCGGCTCTCCGACAAGTCGTCCGCGAGGCGATGTCCAGGAGGACGAAGGGAGGATCCTCCGGGAGATGATTGACGCGGATCGAGGCTCGGGACAGATTCGAGACGGGGTCTCCATTGGGAGACAAAAAAGAGAGGGCGGTCAAGATGAGACGCGGTATCGGCGGCTCGGAATGGGATGATATCCTCGGGCTCTCCTCCTTCGGTTGTCGTCGTCGACTCTTCTACAAGAAGACCGAAGCTCCTCCGGACTTCGCTCCGGAGGAATCCGGATACATGGAAGCAGGGAAGCGATTCCAGGGGCTCGCTCTCCGCGAGCTTTGCGATCGAGTCGGGGCGAAGATCGTCTCCGAGGATGTCGAGCTCGGACCGGCTCCGGGTCTTCCGGGCTGGATGCACGGATATGCGGACGGGATCGTCACGGTCGGGAAGGTCAAGATCCCGGTCGAGATCAAGGTCCGCGAGATGCAATCCTTCCGGAAGGTCACTCGGGAGGGATCCTCGGAGTCGGTCGTCGCTCAAGTCGTCCATTACCATGCTCTCGCGAAGGCTCACAACCTCATCAACGGGGATTATGGGCTCATCGGGACTCTCTGTCCGATCCCGTTCGCGATCCATCGAGAGACCATTCCGGCGGATCCCGAGCTCCTCAAGGGACTCATCCGCGAGGGAGAAACCTTCTGGAATGAGTGTCTCGCCGGGAGGGTCCCGGACCGGAAGGAGGAGGGCTCCTCTCCATGCTCTCGCTGTCAATGGCGGTTGACATGTTGGGAGGGTCTGCCTCCAGCATCGAAGAAGGAGCGGGAGACCGACCTCATCGAGATCCGGGACGAGGCGATCGAGGCGGCGATCCGGAGGCTCCTTGAGCTCAGTCTCCAGAAGGACAGCATCGACGAGGAGGAGAAGATCGTCCGAGGATACCTCAAGGACAAGCTCCAGGAGGGACGCTTCTCGATAGCGGGGCATAGAGTGTATAACATGAGACCGGACGAGGCGAATCAAGAAGTCATCGTCCGCGAGCTCCGCGAGAAGAATCCTCGTCTCCTCCTCGCTCTCGCGAAGACTGTCGACCTCGTCCGGGCGAGAAAGGAGGTCCCGGAGGTCGTCGAGCTCGCGACGAGACCCGCTTCATCGACTCGCCTCCGGATATTCTAAACCGAGCGGACATCCGCTCAGAGAGGGCGCGAACATGACGAATGAGAAGGCAGTCGCGAAAGTCGAGAAGAGTCCTCCGCCTCCGGCGGCAGTCGTCCGGAAGGGAGACGGGAAGACCGTCCTCGATCTCATCAAGGAGATGAGGTTCGAGTTTGCGAAGGGACTCCCGAAGACGATCTCCGCGGATCGCTTCGTCCGTGTCGCCTTGACCGCGGTCCAGTCGAATCCGGACCTCCTGTCATGCTCGAAGGGATCCATCCTCCGGGCTCTCCTCCTCGCCTCGACTCTCGGGATGGAGCTCGACCCGACGCTCGGTCTTGCATACCTCGTCCCGAGGGAGGTCAAGAAGAAGGTCGGGAACGATTGGATCTCGAAAAAGGAGGCATGTTTCCAGTTAGGATACCGGGGTCTCGTCCGGCTCGCCATGCAGTCCGGGAAGGTCTCCCATGTCGCGACGGGGATCCGATACGAGAGGGACGGATGGACTCTCCGCTTCGGGTCGGAGCCTCGCCTCGATCATATCCCGGCGGAGGACGATCGCGGGAAGATCCTCGGAGCTTACGGAGTCGTCTATCTGTCGGACGGGTCGACGATGTTCGACTATATGAGCTCCTCCGAGATCGATAAAGTCGCGGCGAGCTCGAAGTCCTCCTCCTCGGAGTATTCTCCCTGGAAGAGATGGCCGGAGGAAATGATGAGGAAGACCGTCCTCCGGAGGGTCCTCAAGCTCGCTCCTCTCGCGACAAGCGAGCTCGGAGCAGTCGTCTCCGACGAATACTCGGACGCGGGGATCCCTGGAGCGGCGGACTCGATCGAGCTCCCGATCAATGTCGACGAGGAGACGGGCGAGGTCCTCCAGAACGGACGGAAGAGCGGATCCGCGAAGCTCGCGGAGAAGCTCCAGTCCCGCGAGCCTGGAGAGGATCCCGTCGAGACCGGCGGAGGACATCCGTCCGGAGACCTCGGGCTCTAAACATCAACGCGGAGGGGCGGTCGAAGGGCCGTCCCTCTCTTCTTCTGGAGGTCTCTCGATGGACTCGAACGACACGGAAGGGAGGTCCGCTCGATGAAGCGATATCGGGTCGTCGACTGGAGCTCCCGATACGAGACCGGGGAGTCGAGGCGGCTCAAGCGGCTCGACTGGATCGCGGTTCCGGTGGATTTTCTCGGGCGGGATTATCTCAGGCTCACGAAGCGAGAAGACGCGGTCGGGGTCTTCGCTGCCTTCATCCTCATCCTCGAAGTCGCGGCGATGATGCCAGAGCGAGGGGTCCTCGAACGGAACGGAATCCCTCTCACGGCTCACGACCTCGCGGATCTCACTCGCTTTCCCTTCGAGCTCTTCCGGGATGCTCTCCCGGTCTTGTGCCGGGAACCGAAGGAAGGCGGGCTCGGATGGATCGCTTTCGACGAGGTCGAGGGAGGCGAAGAGGAGGCGAAGGTCGATCTCTTTGCAGTCGAAGCATCTCCGGAAAGTCCGGAGACTCTCCGGGGATCTCCGGGAAATACAGTAAATCCTCATCATACATTACAAGACCCGGACATAACCCTACCCGGACAAGACAAGACAAAAGAAGGGGAACCGGCGGAGCCTCCGACTCCGCCTTCACTCTCTCCGAAGAAGGGATCGAGGAGAAGGGGAGCGGAGTATCCGGCAGTCTTCGAGCTCTCGTATGCTCCATTCGTCGAGGTCGGGAAGAACAAGGACCGTTTCGCGGCTCTCCTCGCCTGGACGAAGACGGTCGAGGGATCGAGGGTCGGGACCTTCGCCTTCCCTCCTGTCGATCCGGATGATCTCCGGAGGGCTGCTCGCCGGTATATCGACAAGAAGATCAAGGACGAGACCGAGCAGAAGTATATCTTCAACGCCTCGACCTTCTTCGGACCTCAGAGACATTGGGAGGGATACCTCCTCCCGGATCCCGAGGAGGAGAAAGCGAAGGCGGCTCTCGAAGCGAAGCAGAGGATCCAGGAGAAGGAGAAGCGGATCTCGGAGAGGACCGAGGTCCTCCTCGATACATGGAGGAGGGAATACGGGGAGACCGCTCTTCCTCCGGGATTCGATGTCTTCCGGAAGGAGGCGGAGCGCGAGATCCGCGGGAACCTCGATCCCTCTGTCGACTGGATCGTCGAGACGAAGCCTCTCGAACGATACCGAAAAGAGGAGAGGAAGACGACTTTCGTCAAGGTCCGCGAGGCTTTCGACCTCCTCACGGGACGGTCTATCGAGGTCGAGTAGGCGCTCATCGAGGAGCGCGGAGAGAGAGAGGGCGATCTATGAGAAGACGGACGGAGGAGGGCTTCCCGGTCCTCCAGGCGAATACGAAGATCGGAAGGCTCTTCCGGCTCCTCGTCGAATCATTCGGACGAGGTCTCGATTCATGGGATCTCGCTCAAGCAGTCGGGACGACTTGTCTCCATTCCCATGCGGCCGACCTCCGGGATCTCCTCCCGCGGGAGGTAGTCCTCTTCGTCGATCTTCATGAGGACGGTCGTCGATTCTATGGTCTCACAACAGTACATGCACGGGGCGAGCGCGAGGACCTCTTCTTCGAGGACGACTTCGCTCGTCTCCAGAAGGCGGCTCGAAAGGCCGTCGAGTCTATGACTCGGAAGGATGCTCAATCATGAAGCGGACACTCGGAACCGATTCCGAAGCGACAGTCGGGGCTCTCCTCGTCGTCGTCTTCGTCGTCCTCGCTTGTGGGGTCCTCCTCTTCTGGACGGAGTCGACGGCGGAGGACTTCATCCGATACGACTTTTATCGCTCCGACTCTCTGAGCGTCCGCGATAGCCTCGCATGTTACCGGACGAGCGTTGATTCCGAATCGAGCGATCGTCGCGGCCTCCTCGATCGTCTCCGCGTCGAGGATGATCCCGAAAGATCCTCCATGCTCGTACTCGATGAGCTTCGCCTTCATTCCTCCTCGCCTCCTCCGCCCTTCCTCTGTCTCGCTCTCGACTGCCTCGGGAGCTTCTTCTCTCGTCCGATGCTCTCTCCGGAGGTCTCCTTCTATGGAGGCGCATTCCAGGGAAGGCCGACGGCGGGAGGGGAGCTCTTCGACTGTCGCGAGCGCACGGCGGCGAGCCCCTGCCTTCCCTTCGGCTCCGTCCTCCTCGTCCGAGCCGGGGATCGCTGGACGACCGTCCGGATCAACGATCGAGGTCCGTATGATGTCGACTCCCTCGGACGGGCGATCTTCCCGCTCCGACCTCATCCTCGAAGACATCTCGACCTCTCTCGGGCTGCTTTCGTCGACCTCATCGAATGCGAAGCGGACTCTCTCCGGATCGGAATCCTCCGGTCCGTCGAATACTGGAGGGTCGAATGAAGCCGAATCTCGATCAATGGCTCGACATGCTCGAAGGACAGTCCTAAAGCGATGAAGAGCGGCTCGGATGGAAAGAAATCCGCCTCGCTCTCAAGGGCTTCCGGATCGCCTTCTTCGTCGCTCTCGGGTATCTCTCCCTCCTCCTCCTCTTCCTCCTCGTCACTCGGTAACGGGTCCATGAACGGAGCTCAACCTCAAGAACGGAAAGGCGGCGAATGATGAGCGGTATCTTCGACATCTTCAAGAAGAAGAGGCGCGAGAAGACCGGAGCGGACTTCACTAAGGAGCGGAACGCGAAGAAGGAGCAGAGGAAACAGAAGGAGCTCAAGGGCTCGAAGGGCGGAGGATACTCCTTCAATCGAGGCCGGTTCCATATGGCTCCGAGATGAGGACCTCGATCTCGATCTTCGTTCCGGGGATCCCGATCGCTCAACCGAGACCGACGATGACGAGGTACGGACATGTCTTCACAAAAGACGCGAAGGTCCGTCCCTGGAAGGCGGCGATCCGGGCGCGGCTGCTCTTCGCGGAGGAGTATCGGGGCGAGCTCGTCCGCTTCTTCGAGATCGCGAGCTCTCGCGGTCTCAAGGTCGAGGCGATCTTCGTCCTCCCGAAGCCGAAGACGAAGAAGGCGGGACCTCCTCATCTCAGGAGGCCGGACCTCGACAATCTGCTCAAGGCGGCGATCGATGCTTTCGCGGAGGTCGGGCTCCCGGAGGACGCGGTCGTCGTCGAGATCATCGCGAGGAAGGTAACGGCTTCCGAAGGGCGGGAGCCTGGAATGTCTCTCCGCCTGGAGGTCGAGTCGGAATGATCCTCCGGGTCTTCCCTCGCCGGACTCGTCACTCTCCGGAGGATGAGGGAGTCCGCTTCGGTCCTCCGGATCTCTTCGACCGAGCTCTCGATATCGAGGAGGTCCTCGCGATGCTCAGACGACAGACTCCTCCGGCGGGACGATCTCGATCCCTCGTCGGAGGGCTGGAGGCTCGGAGGCTCCTCCCGGAGCATCCTCCGGCATTCAGAGAGGCGAAGGTCGGAGAGGTCTTCTTCGCATATGACCGGGAGAGCTCGAAGGATCTCGACGAGCTCCGAAGGGCTCGGGAGCTCATGTCGAAGGCGGGATATACCCGGAGGGCTCTCGGTTGTTATGTTCTTATAGGGTCCGCGGGAGATACACTCGAACAAGCGGAAAGGCGGCTCTCGGATGTCTGGACTCTCGGATTCGTTCCCTTCGCGATGCTCTATCGGGGATCCTCCTCGGTCGAGCTTCCCTCCCTCGAATGGCGGCTCTTCGCTCGAAGATGGAGTCGTCCCGCTCTCGTCCGTCATGCTGTCCAGTCCTCAGAGTCCAGAATCAACGGGGAGGCCCCTGTCGCTCTCCAGGCGGCGAGATCTCGCTCTCATCGTATGGAAAGAGGTCCCGAGGCATGAGGACCATTTATAGCCCCTCAGGGCGAGCCGGGGAGTATGCGGAGCTCGCGATCAACCTCTTCTCCGGATGTCCGCACGGTTGCCGGTATTGCTATGTCCCCGGAATCGTTCATCGAGATCCCGAGGACTTCCGGTCGAATGTCGTCCCGAGAGCCGGTCTCCTGGAGGCGCTCGAAGAGGACCTCCGGAAGCGAGGTCCGGGACTGTCCGGGAAGGATCGTCCCGCGGTTCACCTCTGCTTTCTCTGCGATCCCTTCCCGGAGGGAGTCTCCTCCGAGCTCACGGTCCAGACGGTCGAGCTCCTCCATATGTACGGATATCCCGTCCAGTTCTTGACGAAGAACGGAGCCGGAGCGATGGACGCTCTCCGCCTCCGACAAGTCCCGGAGATCGACCTCGCGAAGCCTCCTCTCCTCCAGTCGGGAGACCGATACGGGATTACGCTCGTAACGACCGAGAAGCACCGGGAGGAATGGGAGCCGGGAGCCGGAACGATCCGGGACCGTGTCGTCTCGCTGCTCAAGGCTTCGATGATTCCGGGAGTGACGACATGGGCGAGCTTCGAGCCGATTATCAATCCCTCCTGGACCTTCGCTCTCCTCGATCGGCTCCTCGGGTATGTCGACGAGATCCGGCTCGGGACATGGAATCATGACGACCGAGGGAAGCTCGTCGATTATCGAGGGCTCGTCGAAGAGGTCCTCGGTCGACTGGAGAAGCTCGATCCGACGGCTCGTCCTCGGGTCCTCCTCAAGTCCGAGCTCTATTCCTCCCTGCCTCATGAGCTCCAGAAGCGAGCTCTCGTCGCTCGGGGCTGGAGGTAAGATGAAAGCTCCGTGTCTTCAATACAGAGGGACCGGAGATCGCTTCAACTATGCGACAGGCGAGACGGAGGCTTCCGGTTGTCGGAGATGTCGCGGGACTGGAGTCGAGCCGGAGTCTCGCTCGCTCCAGGCGGAGGAGAAGAAGCCTGTCGAGATCCCGAGAGAAGTCCTCCGGGGGATCCTCCGATGAAGAAGGCGACGAAGGCTCTCCAGGCGACAGGACCGCGGAACAGAGTCCGGGAGCTCCGGAAGGTCAAGGCGAGCGAGCTCCTCCCTCATCCGGATAACTGGAGGAAGCATCCTCAGAAGCAGGAGGACGCTCTCCGAGGGCTCCTCAAGGATGTTGGGATCGTCGGCGCTCTCCTCGCGGTCGAGCTCGACGACGGACGGCTCCAGCTTGTCGACGGACATCTCCGGAAAGGGATCCTCCAGGACGAGGAGGTCCCGGTCCTCATCCTCGACCTCTCTCCGGCGGAGGTCGGACTCGTCCTCGCTTCCTTCGATCCTCTGTCCTCGCTCGCGGAGCGGGACTCGATCAAGCTCCGGGATCTCATCCGGGAGACGGAGGGAACCGTCCAGAGCGATTCCGTCCGAGACTTCCTCGAAGCGATCCTCGTCGAAGACGCGAAGGAGACGAAGGCGGCGACCTCCTCCGGGATCTCCGGGCTCGCGGCCGCGACTGCTCTCCGTCCAGGGCGGGAGTATGTCGTCATCGTCGCGGACGACCGGGAGGAATGGGATCGCTTGAAGGTCCTCCTCGACCTCAAGCCGGTCCGGAGAGGAGGATATCCGGAGGGCTCTCCTTTCGACGACATCGGGACAGAGCGAGTCGTCCGAGCGGCGAAGGTCTTCGGGATGCTCGGTCGACTGGACGAGCGATGATCGTCGCGATACCGTCGAAGGGACGAGCGGGAAGGAGTAAGACTCAAGCGATCTTTCCGGACGCTCGGGTCTATGTCCCGGAGCTCGAAGTCGAAGCCTATCGCTCGCGAGGAGCTCGGAATGTCGTCTCTGTTCCGGACTCTGTCCGAGGGATAACGAAGACTCGAAACTTCATCCTCGACGCGGCAGAGGCGGAGGGCGAGACGAGGCTCCTCTTCATCGACGATGATCCGCTCGATGTCGGCTTCTGGACGCTCGGGACATCGACCGGAAGGAAGGAGCATCTCTCCTCCGAGGAATGGCTCCGGGAGGTCCGCGTCCTCTTCGAGCTCATGGAGGATCTCGGGCTCCGGGCTTTCGGAGTGCATACTCAATCCGCGAAGAGAGCGGTCTATCCATACTTTCCGTTCCGTCTCCGGTCGTATCTGACCGCGTCCTTCCTCGGACTCGCGGTCGGGAGGATCCGCTTCGATGAGGACTTCGAGGTCAAGGAGGATTATGAGCTCTGCCTCCGGCTCCTGGAGGAAGACGGAGCGATCCTCTCCGCTCAATATCTCTATTGGGAGAATGAGCATATCAGCGGAGCGGGAGGATGCTCGGACTATCGGACGGCAGAGCTCGAAGAAGACGCGATCTCGCGGCTCATGAAGAAGTATCCGGGGAAGGTCCGGAGAGTCGCGAGAGCGAAGAATCCCTTCGCTATCGAGCTCGATCTCTGACAGGAGGCGGAGGATATGCCGAAAGGTATCTCGAAGTATGAGGAGAATCCGAGATGTTCCGCGAGGTCGAAAGGCTCCGGCGATCAATGTCGCCTTCCCGCTCTTCCAGGGCGGACGGTCTGCCGCTTTCATGGAGGGAAGAGTCCGAGGGGAGTCGCCTCTCCGAGCTTCAAGCATGGGCGATATTCGCGATCGCTCACGGGAACCCTCGCGGCTCGGTATCATGAGGCGACGACGGATCCCGAGCTCCTCTCCGTCCGGGACGAGATCGCTCTCCTCGATGCTCGGATCTCGGAGGTCCTCGCGAAGATTCCGGAGCGGGAACCGGGGTCCTCCTGGAGATCTCTCCGCTCGACCTTCGTCTCCTTCCGGGCTGCTCTCGCGAAGGGGAAGACGGCAGACGCGAACGACGCTCTCGACCGACTCGGGATCCTCATCTCCGAGGGCGAGGATGAGTCCGTCACTTGGAGCGAGGTCGGGAGTCTCATCGGACAGCGAGCGCGGCTCTCCGAGGTCGAGACTCGTCGTCTCGTCGAAGCTCGGGCGATGCTCCGAATCGACGAGCTCGGGATGTTGATCGCCGGGATCGTCGAGGCGGTCCGGGTCAATGTGAAGGACCGAGAGGTCGTCGGGAAGATCGTCGAGGCGATCGAGAGGCTTCCGATTGCTTGAGTCGAAGGGCTCTATCCCGACTGCTCTCCAGACGATCCGAGGAGCGATAACGGAAGGGCTCCGTCCCTTCTCCTCCGACATCTTCGAGGACGATCCGGTCGCATGGGCGGAGACGAATCTCAAGATCGAGCTCCGGCAGTATCAAAAGCGGATCCTCCGGAAGATCGCGAAGGAGCCTCGTCTCGCTGCTCGCTCTCTGCATGGAACCGGGAAGACGACGACAGAGGCGATCTTGATCTTGTGGTATGCGGATGTTTCCGAGCGGCTCGGGGTCGACTGGAAAATCATTACGACTGCCTCCGCCTGGAGGCATCTCTCAATCTACTTGTGGCCCGAGGTCCATAAATGGGCCTCCCGGCTTCCCTCCGAGCATTGGATCCGAAAGGGCTTGAAGCTCCGTCAACTCTCGGGGCGGTTCGGACAAGCCTCCGCGGTTGCATCGAACAAGCCGGACAAGATCGAGGGAGCTCATGCTTCGAGGCTGCTCTATGTCTTTTCCGAGGCGAAGGCGATCCCGGTCGAGACATGGGACGCGGCGGAGGGAGCCTTCTCAACGGGCGACTGTAAAGCGATCGCTCTCTCGACTCCAGGGAAGAGCTCGGGGCGATTCTTCGACTTCTTCGCGAAGAGGGACGCCTTCTCGAATTGGGCGACGGATCGGATCGCGCTCGAAGAGGCTCTCGCGGAGGGAGCCGTCTCTCGTCAATGGGTCGAGGACTGTCGGAGAGCATGGGGCGAAGACTCGCCGGTCTTCAAGAATCGAGTCCTCGGGGAGTTTTCCTCGGACTCGGGTCAAGTCGTTATCCCTCTCGCCTGGATCGAGGCCGGGGTCGCTCGCTGGATCGCATGGAAGGCGGCAGGGAAGCCGGGAGCTCTCCGCTCCATCGGGGTCGATGTCGGGACGGAGGCGGCGAAGGACCTCTCCGTCATATGCGGTTATCGAGGCGAGGCTCTCTCCTTTCGATCGTATCTCGGGCTCGGGGTCCTCGCGGTTGCGGATCGAGCAGAGGAGTATGTCGAGGAGGAGGGAGGAGCCTTCGGGATCCCGATGAATGTCGACGCGAACGGGGCGGGAGCCGGGACGATGGAGGCTCTCCGGAGGAAGGGGCGGAAGGTCGTCCCGTTCATCGCTGGAGCACATACCGACCGGAAGGATGCCTCGGGCTTCCTCGGATTCTTCGACTGTCGGAGCGCGGCTCTATGGGGAGTCCGGGAGCGACTCGATCCGGCGAGAGGGGCGACTCTCGCGATCGAACCGATCGACGAGCTCATCGAGGATCTCTCGACTCCGACATATTGGGAGACCTCCCGAGGGCTCCTTCGAGTCGAGGATAAGGACTCTCAACGACTGGAGCTCGGGCGCTCTCCGGATCATGGAGACGCGGCTTCGATGGCACTATGGGAGACGGCTTCGACGGGGTCCTTCCGGGACATCGTCGGGGGATCTCCGAGAATCTCCGGGAGTCGTCGGCTTCGTCCGCTCGACCGGGATAGGAGATAAAAGCGAGATGAGAAGCGAGTCCAGGCTCCAGAACATCAAGCAGAGAGCGACTTTCGGGTCGCTTTCGTCGTCTTCCGAGGACTTGACAATCCGGGAAGGAAGCCCCATGTCCGGCGGAGAAGGACATTATCTCGCACGGTTGGGAGGCGGTCGGGTCATGCCGGGACTCATCGAGTCTCTCGTCCGGGAATGGCGAGCTCTCGTCTATGTCATCGGGCTCATCGTCGCTCTCGCGGTCTCTGTCGCTCTCGTGGATGACTGTAACGAAGAGCAGGATCGAGCGATCGAAGATCATGAGGCGAGGCTCCGATCCGTCGAGGCTCTCGCTCCAGCGATCGAAGGGATCGAAGGCGATGTCGACGAGATCAAGGACGACATCGATCGATTGACCGAGCATCTCCTCGAAGGCGGAGGGCGGTAACATGAGCCGACTCCCTTCGATCTCTGTCCGCTTCGTCTCCCTCTGTCTCTTCCTCGCTTTCGCGGTCTTCGCCTGTCTCGTCGTCGAGGAGGACCTCGCCGGGGCCCTCGGAGTCGCGGGCGGGGTCGTCTCGGTATTCATCACCGGACAGGCGATGAGACCGTCCGGGAGGCCCTTCCCGTTCGGGGCTTGTGGTCGAAGCTCCGAGTCCAGACCGGCGGAGGGCTCCTCCTCCCGGATAGAAGCGGAGGGATAAATGGCTCTCCTCGATCGGCTCTTCCCTGGACGGAAGGAACGGGTCTCGCGAGAGGAACGGGTCCAGGCTATTTCCGGAGCTCGCGAGCTCGCGGCGATCGCCGGGATCCTCCGCTCCAGGAGGGAGACGACAAACTCGGGAGACCTCCGCTCGATCCCTTCACCCTATGGGATGATTACTCCGGATCCAGTCGTCCGGAGGAAGGGTTATTCGATCTATGCCGATAAGATGCCGCTCGACGGGATCCTCGACTCCTGCCTCGACATCAAGACCGCTCTCGCGATGCCGGGGAGTTATGTCGAAGCTCCTCCAGGGCCGAAGGGAGCGGAGGCGGCGGCTCTCGTCGAAGATGCTTTCGAGCATCTTCCGGGATCCACACTCGACCTCCTACAAGACGAGCTCGTCCGTCCGACACTCCGCGACGGCTTCTCCGTCTCGGAAGTCATATGGAGTATCGAGAAGGGATCCGGGCGAGCTTGGATCGAGGATGTCCTCCGGCGGGATCCTCGCTCGATCCGCTTCATCGCGAACAAGCAGGGCCGACTCGTCCGGATCGTCCAGGATTACGGGCTCCAGGCTTCGTCCGAGGCGGTCGACTTCCCGGCGGGCCGGACTCTTCATCTCGTCTTCCGAGGCGGGAGGTCGAATCCTTTCGGACGCTCGATCTTCCTTCCCGCCTTCGATCGCTGGAGCGATAAAGTCGACTGGATGATCGCTTATGCTATCATGCTCCGGAGGTTCGGGGCGGGGCTCCTCTCCGCGACAGTCCCGGACGAGAAGTATCAAAACGCGAGAGAGATGTCCACGCTCCTTGAGATCCTCGACAACGCTCAGAGGGACACGGTCTCAATCTGGCCCGACTGGGCGAAGATCGAGCTCAAGGCGACGGCGACATCCGCGGGGGATCTCTATGAGAAGGCGATCGCCTCTCTCAATACCGAGATGACGAGGACGATCCTCGGACCGGATACCGCGATCGCGGAGGGGCTCCGGGTCGGGGGATATGCCGACTCCGCTCCGAAGCAGGAGCTTCTCATCACGCTTTCCGACATCATCGGAGACAAGCTCCGGGAGCAGATAACCGAGCAGCTTATCCGACCTTTCGTAAACTGGAATCTTCCGGGATATCCCGTCCCGAGACTCCGCTCTCGACCGATCTCGAAGGAGGAGACGAAGGAGCTCCTCGGGACATGGAGCGAGGCGGCAGAGAAGGACATGATCCGGAATCCGACGGCAAGAGAACAAGAGGAGCTTCTCAAGAAGCTCGGGATCGATATCGGGGAGCTCACGGCGGCCGAGCTCCGGACCGCGATCTCGGACGCGAGGACGAAGAAGAACGAGACTCTCCTCGTCGGGAAGGGATCCTCCTCGAAGAAGGCTCCGAAGGGAAGGACGCGGGAGGATGTCCTCAAGATCGGAGAGCTCTTCGCGAAGCGAGAAGACGCGGCGACGGCTGCTCTCGTCGACGCCTGGAAGAGCGCGGCAGGGAAGAGCCTCGACCGGCTCAGGCGGAATCTCTTCCCGGACGGGAAGCTCCGGAAGACCGTCAAGAACGACTCCGGGAAGGAGGTCCCGGTCTCTCCCGCCTGGATCCGGGACTCGATCCAGTTCGCGGAGAAGGAGAAAGTCGCGGACGCTCTCCTCTCTCATCTCATGACGAGCAGAGACGACGGGATCTCATGGGCGAGGAGCTTCGTTCCGGCGACGGCGACTCCGGGGATCGTAACGGAGACGATGGCGCGAGCTCTCCTCCGGAACAGAGTTTATTTCATGCTGGAGGATCGATATAACGACATCGCCTCGAAACTTTGGTATGAGCTCGACCTCCTCATCCGAGGACAGATAACAGACGAGACCGCTCTCTCGAATGTCCGGAACCTTCTGTATAACGCGGGCTTCGACGAGTCGAGAGCGAGGACTCTCGTCTCGACCTCCCTCGCGGATGCTTACGAGATGGGGATCGAGACTGTCTTCCGTCCGATCGAGAGCCGGGATCCGATGACGACCGAGGAGGGAGCGATCATCGGATACACCCTCTCCCCGATCCTCGACAATCTGACTTGTGAAGAGTGCCAGACATTGGAGGACCTCTTCTTCCTCGTCGGGGATCCGGACCTCTTCTTCCCGCCTCTTCACTACAATTGTCGATGTGTCGCTCTCCCGGTCTTCGCTGGAGAATCTCCCTGGAATGCGACAGGCGACGAGGAGTCGGGACATTGGCTCACGGACGCGGAGAGGGCTCTCGTCCGTCAACATCCTCCGCTCCCTGGATTCGGAGGAGCTTCAACGATGACTGTCATGAGCTCGGGACACGGACACGGACACGACCACAAGCACGGAAGGAGGGCGGAATAATGCCGCTCCCGGATTCGGTCAAGAGTCTCCCGATATGGCTCGCGAAGATCTTCGAGATCGTCTTCGAGGACGAGGTCGGATGCGGGACATCCGCGGAGGAGGCGGAGACGAAAGCCTTCGCTCTCGTCCAGTTCTATCAGTCGAATCCCTGGACGCTCGGGACGGAGTATGCGGAGCCGGGGGCGACGGATGCTCGCTCGATCCTCATTCCGCTCATCTTCCCGAGGCCGGGAGAGCCGTTCGAGGGCGAGAGGGGTCCGATCGAATGGACGGTCGAGAAGTCGACCTCCGCTCTCCAGACCTTCCGGGAATGCCGGGATAAGGGATACCTCCCGGCGATTTACTTCGGGGATCATGGGGAGAGGGTCTTCGTCGCTTGGGCGGTCGATATGCTGGAGGTCGAGATCGACGGGGCCTCCTGGCTCGCCTTCCGTCCGCTCTTCGTCGGAGACGCGGGACGCTGGACGAGGGATCGGATCATCTCCGGGGAGCTCCGGTATGCTTCCCTTGAGGTCTATTCCTCGTATCGGCTGGACTCCGTCGACTATGCTCCGTTCATCTCCGGGACCGTCATCCTCGATCCCGCGGGGATCCCGGCGGAGTTTCCGGCGGTCCCTGGAGCGAGCCTCCTCGTCGCCTCGATCCCGGAGCAGACTCCGGAATGCAATCGGGTCAAGATCGAGCTCCCGGCTTCCTTCCTCGGGGCGGCTCCGTCGAGTGTCACTCCGATACCGGACGAGCCTTCGGGCTTGACTCCGGATGATCTCATGTCGGCTCTCGATCGGATGGCGAATGCTCTCCGGTCGAATATGGAGACGACCGGGGATCTCCGGACACGGTTCGAGGCTTTCGAGGCGCGAGTCGCGAGCCTGGAGAGCAGGATCCAGGAGGCGGGAGACAAGAAGCCGGATCCTCCCGTCGAGGATCCCGCGGAGACTGGAGAGACCTCGGAGGAAGAGGAATCCGAGGAGACCTCCGAGAAGGCCCCGGAGAAGCCCCAGGACGAAGGAACGACCGAAGAGGCATCCATAGTCATTCAGACCGAGAAGAAGCCTCCGGAGGAGCCGGAGGAGACCGAGGACGAGGTCCGGCGAGATGTCGCGAGGACACTCGATATGCTCCAGTCCGAAGACGCTTTCCTCGTCGGGCTCTCTCCGAGGGTCCGAGCGGGCGCGGAGGAGTATCTCGCGAGCCTCCCGAAAGCGGAGCGGACGGCGGCGATTGGGATCCTGGAGAAGCTCGAACGGACGGATCTCCGCGGTCGGACTCGGGGAGACGACCCCGAGAAGGCGAAGAAGCTCGAAGCGCCGGAGGATCCCTTCTCCGTCCCTGTCGACGATCCGAAGAGGAGAGGAGACCTCCGGGCTCTCTCCATCCGTCGGATCCAGTCGGACGCTCTCAAGACGGGGAAGAGGCTCTCGACGATCGAGGCGACCGAATTGTCTACAACGCTTTACCCTCATCTCTGGACATGAGGGAGGAAAGGACAGAATGAGCTCATTCAAGAGCCTGCCCCTGGAGGAGAGCCGTTCGCAGATTCCGGACATCGTCGCGGGAGCAGACCTCTCCGCGAAGACGGGATATGCGGTCGGTATCGCCACCGGGAGAACAGCGACACTCGCGACGACTGCCGCGGCTTTCGACGGGATCCTCACCGAAGGCGGAGCCTCCGGAGCTCCGGTCTCGATCCGGGCTTATGGACTCGCCTTCGCCATCGTCAACGGCAACAGTGTCAACATCGCGAAGGGAGACCTCCTCGTCCCGACGACCGGCGGAGTCCTCATCAAGCTCGATGAGGATACCGGCGGCTTCTATTCCTGCATAGCGCGGGAAGCAGCGACAACGGACGCGGCTCGGATCCTCGTCCTCATCGCTCCGGGGTATGCGGACGCCCCGGACGCATAACCGAAGGGAGGACATAGAATGCTACTGAACGAAACCGACCTCCGCTCCGTCCTCCTCCCGGTCGTCTTCGAGACGGTATACAAGGGAGCAGCGATCCGAAACTTCTTCCCCGTAATCTCGAAGACCGAGCCGGGGAGGACTGTCACCGTCCCGTCCTTCACAACCGCCAACATGCGCGACATCTCCGGCGATGTCGGTCTCAAGGGGATAGCTCCCGAGGTCGACGATCAGGCGAAGTCCGCGACTTTCACTCTCGCTCTCCGGAGGAGGAAGTATTTCCTCCCTCATGCGGTAGAGAAGAACAATCAGACCCCGATCTCTCTCGCGCAGAGGGCGATGAAGAAGCTCGCTCAGTCTCAGCAGATTCATGAGGAAGTCGCCGGGGCGACCTGGATGACGACTCTCGGGAATTGGGATGCTTCGCAGCAGAAGGAACCGGATACCGCATGGGACCAGGCAGGAGCAACGATCCTCAAGGACATCGACGGCTGGAAAGAGGATCTCATGGACCTCCGCGGCGTCGAGGCGAACATCGCCGGAGCGACGACCGATGTCCTCAACATCCTCCGCTACAAGTACGCTGAAGCTCTCCTCCCGGCTGGACGCTTCCGTCCTCTCTCGCTGGAGGAGCTCGCGGACGCGATGGAGATCGAGAAGCTCGTCCCTCTCAAGGCGAGACATGAGACGAGCGCGGCAGGAGCAGACGCTTCGACTCCGAGCCTAACTCGGACATGGGGGACCGATCGGTTCTTCCTCGCGAGGGTCGCTCCCGAGGAGATGAAGGGCGAGACCGAGCCTTCATTCGGATATACTTTCGTATCTCCCGAAGAGTCGATCCTCGACTATGAGGAGATCAAGGATCCGAGAGGGACATACTTCTATCTCGACTTCGCATATGTCCAGGCGCTCACGGAGAGTTTCGCGGGTCTCGTCGCGAGCTCTCTCGTCACCCCCTCTAACTAGGGGAACCGGGGTCCGGGAGGGGTCCTTCGGGGCTCCTCCCTCCCGGAAAGAAAGGGCGGACAGAGAATGATGATCGCGGGCTTCGAGGACATCTCCGGAGAGCATCTCCATGCACAAGCTCGGACCTTCGCAGTCCGCTCCGTCCTCCGGGAGCTCACGGGCTCGACGGCGGTCGTCCTCGGGGCTCTCTCGCGGCTTTATCCGACGCTCGGGTCTCTCATCTCCTCCGCGACGATCCCGATAACGATCTCCTCCGTCCCTGCGGACGGCGATGTTCTTACGATCGAAGATCGGACCTTGACCTTCCGAGTCCTCGGACCGGAGGACGAGCTCGTCGAGGATGATATCGAGGTCCTCTCGACGGCGGAGCTCCAGGCGGAAGCGATTCAGAAGGCGATGTCCGGGCTCCCCGGGACCGGGGTCGGACCGGGGACTCAGGCGGACGCATACTTCGCGGCGGAGCGGACAGGGGCGGTCTTGACGCTTACTTCTCGGAAGGGAGGACCGGACGGGAATCTCTATTCGATCTCGACCGACTCTTCCGGGATCTCGATCGGGACACTCGCTCCAGGCTCCGGCGATTATCCAATCTTGAAGGGGATCGTCTCGAAGCTCGCGGCTTCCTGCCTCTTCTCCGGCGGCTCGGTCGACGGTCGAGGACAGGAGTCATACTCCGAGAGGCTTGCGAGAGAGGCGAACGAGCTCCTCGGGAGGCTTGTCTCGGGAGAGATTCCTCTCGTTGACTCTCTCGGGATCGCTCTCGCGATGTCGAGCTTGACTTTTCAGACGACGGCTCCGGCTCCCGGAGAGGCTTCCTTCCCGGAGCGGCGGAGCACGGCGGGCGACACTTGGTATACGGAGCTCCTTGAGAGGAAAGGCGCTCTCTAATGCGTGTTGAGATCGGGATGACTCAGTCTCCGGCGAACATCTCGCGAGTCTTCGAGCTCCTCGCGAACCGAGATATCGTCCAGGCGATCGACCGACTCCTCGTCAAGTCGTCCGCTTGGACATACCGCGAGACGATGAGGTCCTTCGATGACGGAAAGCAGACCGGCGGGGTCGTTTGGGAGGCGAACAGTCTCGCAATCTATCGATACAAGCGAGAGGTCCGCGGACAGAATCCTCCGAAGCCGGGGATCATGACGGGAGCCTTCCGGCGGTCCTTCTCTCCTGCGATGGCTCCGAAGGGCTCGGAGCCGTGTTCCGGAGGATACAATATCCGGATTGAGACCTCTGTCCCTTATGCGGAGGACTTCGTCCAGGGAACGACCGGGGAGAAGGCGATCGAGCTCCCGAATCGAATCAAGGGATCCCGAGCGGCGAAGGCGGCGGCAGGGAATACGATCATCATCGTCGACGGACAACCGGCGAGGCCGGTCTTCCCGGTCGAGGACATGATCCGGGAGAGGCTCCGGAAGATCGGACAGTATGAGATAGGACGAGCCTTGAAGAGTGTCGCCTCCGGGACCGGGGGAGGGACTGCAGAATGAGAGACTTCGAGACGATGGCGGAGACCTTGACGGAATGGCTCAAGGCTCGCGAGGAGCTCGCGGACCGGCGGGAATGGGAGATCTTGAATCAAGCAGTCGTCCCGCTCGCGGGCTTCCGGGCGAAGAGGCTCGTCCTCGTCACATACGAGGGAGCTCGCGAGGTCGAGCTTCCGACGACCGAGGTCGACAATCCGGATCGCGAGCCTCGCTTTATCCTCCGGCTTTCGATCCATCCGAGCCTCGACGAGACCGAGCGCGATCATCTCCTCGGGCGGGCCTTCTTCATTCTTCGGACCGTACTCGTCGAGGAGGCCGGTCTCCCTCCGTTCGGGATCTCCGGGATCCAGTCTCATAGAAGCAGCGAGGAGACGAAGACCGACCTCGGGTCGGGCTTTATGATGATCTCTCTCGTAATCTCCGACCTCTGACAGAAGGAGCGATCGAATGAGGACTCTCAAGTACGAAGGGAACCGGACAGGGACGGTCTACGACAAGACCGCGAAGAAGGACCGGGCGATCCAGCCCGGAGAGACTAGAGCCTTCCCCGACGATGTCGCGGATTGGCTCCTCGCTCATGAGCCGACTCTCTGGAGCGAACCGAGCTCTCCGAAGGACGAGAAGGAGGAGCCGGGGCCGACGAAGCCTCCGGCGGAGACAGGGAAGACACTCCCGAAGAGGAAGGCGGATAAATGAGCTCGTTTCTGACAGGACATAATCACCGGCTCCAGATAGCATTGAACGCTATCACTAACGGCGAGAGCTTCGGCGGGACTCCGGGAGCATACTCGACGATCCGGACCATCAAGGAAGGCTTCTCCGTCGAGCCTCAGAGGGCGAAGGAGAAGTCTCCGGAGCTCAACATGGGTATCCGTTGGCTCCATGCCGGAGGGGTCTATTTCGCCTGGACGATCAAGGTCGCTCTCTCGTATGAGCATCGCGAGGAGCTCCTCTCTCTGCTCTTCCGGGCGGCAGTAACGACGACAGGAGCGGCGGCTCCGTACTCGAATACCTGGACCTTCGGGACGCTCCGGCAGTTCGGGTCAATCATCGGCTGGTATTCGACCGATGACGGCGAGACGCTCGTCTCCGAGACTCTCGGGGATTGTTGGGCGACAGGCGGGACTCTCTCGATCCCGTCGAAGGGTCCTCTCATGCTGGAGCTCTCCGGCATTGCGAAGAGTCACACCCTCGACGACGGCG